GAAGAAACTATATCTAATATTTTTGATTATAATAAATACGAAGAAACAAAAAAACGTTTAGCTTACGATTTAGCTGTTTTAGGTATATCAGCTGTTAAAACTAATTTTAATTTAGCTAATGGTATTACCGTTGAGTATGTAGATCCAGCAAGTTTAGTTTATTCATACACAGATGATCCTAATTTTGAAGACATATACTACGTGGGTGAAGTTAAAAGCTTATCACTTGAAGAAATTAAAAAACAATTTCCTGACTTAACTCAGGCTGATTTAGAAGAAATACAACAATACGCTGGTAACAATAATTATAGAACTAATTTTTATAATTATGACTATGATACTAATTTAATACAAGTATTATATTTTGAATATAAAACTTATTCTAATCAAGTATTTAAAATAAAGCAAACAGATCAAGGTCTTGAAAAAGCTCTTGAAAAACCAGACACGTTTGATCCACCAGAAAGTGACAACTTTAATAGAGTGCATAGAGCTATAGAGGTTTTATATAGTGGTGCTAAAATACTTGGGCAAGAAAAAATGTTAAAATGGGTACTAGCTGAAAATATGACTAGGCCGTATAGCAACCAAACAAAAGTTCAAATGAACTATAGCATATCTGCGCCTAGAATGTACAAGGGTAGAATAGAAAGTATTGTTAGTAAATGTATAGGGTTTGCTGATATGATACAGCTTACGCATTTAAAAATACAACAAGTGCTAGCGCGTATGGTACCAGATGGTGTTTATATAGACGTTGATGGTTTAGCAGAAGTTGATCTTGGTAATGGCACAAGCTATAATCCAGCTGAAGCTTTGAATATGTATTTCCAAACTGGTAGTATTGTAGGTAGAAGTTTAACGCAAGATGGTGATCCTAATAGAGGTAAAGTTCCTATTCAAGAGCTACAAACCTCTTCTGGTATGGCTAAAATACAAGCGTTAATACAAACATATCAATATTATCTACAAATGATACGTGATGTAACAGGGCTTAACGAAGCTAGAGACGGTAGTCAACCAGCTAAAGATTCATTAGTAGGTTTACAAAAATTAGCAGCTGCAGCCTCTAACACAGCTACAAAACACATACTCCAGTCTTTAATGTATTTAACAGTTAGAACAGCTGAAAATATTAGCAGACATGTTAAACTTCCCATTAACTAAAGAAGCTTTACTTGGATCTATAAATCAATTTAATGTGTCTACTTTAGAAGAAATAGATAAGTTAAACGCACATGAGTTTGGTATATTTTTAGAGCTGGAACCTGATCAAGAAGAAAGTCAATTATTAGAATCAAATATACAAACAGCTTTACAGGCTGGTCTTATAGATTTGTCTGATGCTATTGATATTAGACAGATTAAAAATTTAAAATTAGCTAATCAATTTTTAAAGTATAGACAAAGAGTAAGAGCTGAAGAGGTTAAACAAGCTCAGCTACAAAATATAGAAGCTCAAGCTCAAGCCAACGCCCAAACAGCTGAGCAGGCGGCTTTAGCAGAAATGCAAAAACAACAAGCTTTAGCCGAAACTGAATTAAAAATAGAGCAAGGTAAGTCTCAGTTTAAAATTCAGCAAATGCAAACAGAAGCTGAAATAAAAAGAGGTTTAATGGCTGAAGAGTTTGGTTATCAAATGCAATTAGCTCAAGTTAAAGCTCAAGCTGAAAAAACAAAAGAAAAAGATATAGAAGATCGTAAAGACGAGCGTGCTAGAATTATAGGTACACAACAATCAGAAATGATTTCACAGCGTCAAAACGATGAACTACCTAAAAACTTTGAGTCATCTGGATTTGACTCACTAGGAGGATTTGGACTTGAACAGTTTGAACCTCGTTGAAAATAAAATCCTTTAATTTTATACTATTATATTATGTCAGAAGAAGTAAAACAAGAAGGAGAGTTTAAAATAAAAACTCCTTCAAAGCCTAAAAATTTAGGTGATAATATAGGTGAACCTATTAAAGTGAACATGAAAGAACCTTTAATAGATATTAAGCCAGATGTTAAAAAAGTAGTAATCACAAAAGAAGACGCTAATGCCGTTCAAACACAGGAGACAAATGATAGCGATGCTATTATCGAAGAGTCCAAAGACAGTAGCGACAGCGAAGAAGTGGTTGAAGAAGTACGGACCGCCGAAGAAACAATAGATTCTCCTTTAACTGCAATTGAAGAAACAAAAGAGGAAACTAAAGAAGTTGTACAAGAACAGCCACAGCAAAATGTTGTAGAGCAAAAACAACTACCAGAAAATATTGACAAGCTAGTTACTTTTATGGAAGAAACTGGTGGAACTGTAGAAGACTATGTTAGGCTTAATGCAGATTATACCAACGTTGATAATAAGACTTTAATTAGTGAATATTATAAACAAACTAAACCACACTTAGATTCTGAAGATGTAAGTCTTTTATTAGAAGACTTTGATTACGATGAAGATATAGATGAACCAAAAGATATACGCAAAAAGAAAATTGCGTTTAAAGAGGAGGCTGCAAAAGCTAAAGACTTTCTTGAAGGCTTAAAGAGTAAATACTACGACGAGATCAAGTTGAGACCGGGCGTAACTCAAGACCAACAAAAAGCTACAGACTTTTTCAACCGATACAACGAAGAGCAAGACTCTATAAAGCAAAAACAGGATATTTTTTTAAACAAAACATCTAATCTTTTCACTGATGATTTCGAAGGTTTCGATTTTAATGTTAGTGAAAAAAAATTTAGATATAATATTAAAAATCCTAAACAGATAGCAGAGCAACAATCTGATATTACTAATTTTGTTAAGACGTTCTTAAACAATAAAGGAGAAATGTCAGATGCTAAAGGTTATCATAAAGCTTTATATGCAGCGCGAAATGCTGATACTATAGCGCAACATTTTTATGAGCAAGGCAAAGCTGATGCTGTTAAAGATGTTATGGCTAAATCTAAAAATATAAGTAATGAACCTAGGCAAACAGCTTCTGGTGATGTATTTATAGGGGGTTTAAAAGTAAAAGCAGTTAGTGGTCTTGATTCTTCAAAATTAAAAATCAAAACAAAAAAATTTAACTAACAAAAATTATAATTATGGCTTTAACTCCACAATTTGGTTCTTTGGTGCCAACTTCAACTCAACAGTTGCTGGCTACAAACTACCTACAATTTAACACAGGTGCTGGTGCGGATTTTGCACAACAGTATTTACCTGAAATTTATGAACAAGAAGTAGAGCGTTACGGTAACCGTACACTATCTGGATTCTTACGCATGGTTGGCGCAGAAATGCCAATGACATCTGATCAAGTTATTTGGTCTGAACAAAACCGTTTGCATATTGCTTATGACGATTGTACACTACCTGGTGGTGGTGTTATCCGAGTAGCTCCCGCAGCTGGTGCAGCTACGAAACAAAATGTTATTTCTGTAAATGATACAGTAGTAATTTTGGACACTGTGACTGGTGCTGAGCAAAAAGGTATTGTTACGGCTTCTGTACAAGCAGTTGTTGGTGGTACTAACGGTGATATTACTGTTTCTAACTGGGACGGAACTGTTGGTGGTGCTGGACTTACTTCTGGTAGTATCAAAGTATTTGTATATGGTTCTGCATATGCAAAAGGAACTAGCATGGTAAGCGGCGGTAGTGTTGCTGCTGGAACTCAACCTAGAAATTCTATCACTCCTCAACTAACTCAATACTCAAACTCTCCAATTATTATTAGAGATCAGTATGTAGTTAATGGTTCTGATATGGCTCAGATTGGTTGGGTAGAAGTTGCTACTGAAGACGGTACTTCTGGATATCTATGGTATTTAAAGGCTGAATCTGAAACTCGCTTGCGTTTTGAAGATTACCTAGAAATGGCTTTGATTGAAGGTGAGGAAAGTGCAATTGGCGCTGGAGCTGGTGTAGGTGCAGGTCTTGTTCCTGGTACTCAAGGTTTATTTGCTGCTATTCAAGAACGTGGTAATGTAGAAGTAGGATTTACTGCTGCTGCTGGACTAGACGAATTTGATGCAATTCTTAAAAACCTAGATACCCAAGGTGCTATTGAAGAAAACATGTTGTTTTTACAACGTCAAACTTCACTAGATTTTGATGATATGCTATCTGCGATTTCTGCTGGTTCTGCTGGTGGTACTGCATTTGGTCTTTTCGAAAATTCTGAGGAAATGGCATTGAACCTAGGATTCTCTGGATTCCGTCGTGGTTCTTACGATTTCTATAAGACTGACTGGAAATATCTAAATGATGCTTCAACTCGTGGTGGTGTTACTGGAGTAAATTCTATCGAAGGTGTATTAGTTCCTGCTGGAACAAGTACAGTTTACGATCAGATTTTAGGATCTAACATCCGTCGTCCATTCTTGCACGTACGATACAGAGCTTCACAGAGTGACGATCGTCGCATGAAGTCTTGGTTGACTGGTTCTGCCGGTGGTGCTTTTACCTCAACTCTAGATGCAATGGAAGTAAACTTCCTATCTGAAAGATGTTTGGTAACTCAAGGTGCTAACAACTTTGTACTATTCAAAGGAGTGTAATCACTTAAGTAATACTTACCCCTGATGTAATTTCAGGGGTAACTATTACCTTTATTAATTATTTAATTTTATTATATCATGGCTAAAGAAGCTAAAGCAGTAGAAACAACTGAGGTTGCACCTCAAAAAACAGTTAAGGCTAAAACTGTAGAACAAAAACCAAGTAAACCTGAGTGGGAAATTAAAGAGCGTATTTATTATTTAACAGGTAATAAATCTCCTTTGACTTTAAAAATTCCAGGTAGACACACTAAAAAACATGCATTACTATATTTTGACGAAGCTACAGGTAAGCAAAGAGAAATTAGATATGCAACAAACCAAGACTCACCACTTGTTGATGAGCAAAAAGGTGAAGTAACTTTAGGTCATATTATGTTTAGAGATGGATCGTTAACCGTACCTAAGCAACAACAAAACCTACAAAAACTACTTTCATTATACCACCCTTTGAAAGGTAAATTGTATCAAGAATTTAGCGCTGTTGAAGAAGCAGGAGACGAACTTGATACTATTGAACTACAAATAGACGCACTTAATGCAGCTAAATCTATGGATATAGATCAAGCAGAGGCTATTATGCGTGTTGAGGTTGGTTCTAAAGTATCTCAGATGAGTTCTAAAGAACTTAAACGTGACTTATTATTGTTTGCTAAAAACAATCCACAACTGTTTATAGAACTTGCTAATGACGAGAATGTACAGTTAAGAAATGTAGCTATCGTAGCTTCTGAAACTGGCGTTATTAATCTTTCACAAGATCAAAGAACATTTACTTGGGG